GTTAGCGAAAGAGAAAGAGGAAAAGGAAACTTTTCAGAAGGGATTACTTGACACTCATAAGCTCCAAGCTGTTTTAAACAAGCTGCCCGGTAAACCACTTCATCAAGCGTATTTAGATTTCATAGACCTTGACAGGATTGAAGTTGATCCAGAAACAGGAATCAATGCAGATAGTGTCGAGAGTGTTGTTAATCAGTTTCTTACTGACCACAGCGTATTGTTAGAACGTCCAGGAGTAACTCTCCCAAGTGATGCCCCCGGAAGTACGGGTAAATTAACTAAAGAGCAGTGGTCGAAGCTACCAATAGCCGAAAAAAGAAATCGGTTAAAGGAAGTTGTAGATCTGTAATTGCTCAATAAACGGAGTTTTAAATGGCAAAGACAAATTTAACGGACGTAAATGGTCAGATCAAAGAGTTCTGGGCACCAATGTTCATGGACGAATTAAAAGAAAAAACACTATTACCTTCACTGGTAAATAAAGACTACATCGGAAGCATTGAGAAGGGCGGAGATACTGTTTATGTATCACAGATCAATAGACCAGCAGGCGAGACTCGTACTGTAGGCGTTGATGCTGACACTTTTAACAGTGAAAAGCTTTCTACCCAAAGGGTTTCTATTCAAGCTAACAAGAGGTTTCAGGCTTCTTTCGAGTTTGATGATCTTGTAGAGCTTCAGTCTCAAATTGGAGACCAAAATTCTAAAATTAGACGAGTACTATTAGAATCAGTAGAAATTCAATTGAATAACTACCTCTATTCTCTTATTGCTCCAAGTGCATCGTCTCCATCACATGTATTAACTAGTGTTACGAATTACAATGCTGCTCAGTTAAGTGCTGTTAGAACGCTTGCTGCTCAGTCTAAATGGCGTAAAGATGGTTGGTACAACCTTTTAGATCCTGTTTATTACTCAGACCTTATGAACGCAACCACTATGGTCTCTTCTGATTATGGAGCATCTGATGCGCCTCTAATCGGTGGGCAAGTTGCACTTAAAAGATTTGGTTTTAATGTTCTTGAAGATGACAGTGCAGGACTTCTTACGCTTTCAGGATCAAGTGCTGATGCAGGTATCGCATTTCACCCAGATTTTATGCACCTAGTAATGCAAAAACAACCAACTTACAAGGTTGCTGAGCTTACTTCTAATCACCAGCACGGTTTTGTAATCGTTGTTGATGCTATAGGCGGAGCTTCTCTAGGTAATGACGGTGATAATAAGCACATAAGTATCATTAACTCATAATGCTAAATGGCGCGAATGGTTATAAGAATTTGCAAGTCTTGGAGGCGTCTAGCGCCTCTGAGCTTGTAGATAAACTAAAGGCAATTCGCGTACCAATTAGAGTTGTAGGTTTTGATAATGATGGTGTGAAGTTTTACGCTTACATAAATTCAGAAAGAAGATTTAATTTAAAAGGAGAATAGAATGGCAGCTTTAGGTAATCATAAAATTGTAGGGGCGGGATTTTCAAATGACGCTCAGATAGTAAGAGTAATTTATGACTTCGCAGTAGATGGCGGAGCAGTTGGTGATTTTGATGTATTTACAGCATCAAGCTCAGTGCTAGTTGAGCTAGTAAGTATTGATTGTAAAACAGCAATCACAGCGACGGCAACGGCTAACCTTGATCTAGGTAAAGGTGCTGGTGGTGTTGAATTTCTAAGTGATTTTGATGTCGGTGGCGGTATTTCAGTAGACGTTCAAACGCCAGGAGCAACGGCAGGTAAAATTGTTGAGCTAGCATCAGGCGAAAAAATTGTAATGGGTCTAGAAACCGAAGCAATTACTGCTGGTAAGTTAGAGTACATTTTTAAAGTCTATAGCAGATAATTAACAGGCCCTCTCCGGAGGGCTTCTTAAAGGTTTTAAAAGATACAGTGAAAGTTAATAAATCAGAAGAGATTTAGTATGGAAACAAGAATATTATTTTCAAACGATGGGATAATGGAAGACTGGACACCAGAACTGTCCAGATATCAGACAGGAACAAAGACGTTTAGCCATATTGCCGCAGATGACGCTATTTATATTGGCTCTCTTTATCCTTTCAATCATAAATATATAAAAATGGGTGATACAGTAAACGCAGAGGCGGCTACTATTGCAGTTAAATACTGGGATGGGACTGAGTTTGTTAGTGTTGTAAATTTCACGGATGAAACTTCTGCACTTTCAAACTCTGGTTTCTTGTCATGGACGCCAGATGAAGATAAGCAATGGGCGATGGAGCATACCGAAGACATCACAGAGCTTTCAACTGTTAAAATCTACAACATGTATTGGCTTAAGATAACGTTTGATATTGATTTAACGGCCAGTACTATTATTAACTGGATTGGACAAAAATTTAGCGACGATGATGATTTAGGGTCTGAATACCCAGAGCTCGTAAGACAGTCTATGATAACAGCTTTTAAAGCAGGACAAACTGACTGGGAAGAGCAACATATTAAAGCAGCTGAGTTATTAGTTAGAGATTTAGTAGAGTCAAATGTTCTTGATAACAGGAATCAAATATTAGTCAGAGATAAGTTTAAGCTAGCGGCCGTGGCAAAATGCGCTGAGCTCGCGTTTAGAGGTTTTGGCGACGATTATATAGATGACAAAGTAGCGTCCCGACAAGAGTACGATAGACGGCGTAAAATGCGTATTTACTTAGTAGACAAGAATCCTGATGGAAGATTGGATAGACAAGAGACTAGATCCAAGCAAGGGACGTTATCTAGATGAGCAATATAACCACTGTTTACGATACATTATTAGAAGCATGTGCAGTTCTTTTACCAAACAAGACAAAGATACCTAATCCTTATTTCTTAGATGAAAATGCTGAAAATTTCCTAAGAGAAGGGTATGGATTAAAAATTAATTCAACGGACTTAGAAGAAAGTGAGTTTAATAAGTATAATTATGGAACTGACTACTCTGTAATATTAACCCGTGAAGTAATTAGAACCAATGAGAATACCCTAGCAATTGAGATCGCTACTAAAGACCTTATGGAGGATATGCACGTACTTAGAAAGGACTTTTACAACGTTGACCAACTAGGTATTGACAACAACCTTCAGAGAGTAGACTTAGGGTCGTCATCAGGAGTAGAATTTATAGCAAGTGAGAAATTTAATTTTGTAAGCATAGAAGTCAGCTTTACAGCATATATAGAAGAAACATTATAGGAGATAAGAATGGCTGAATTAAAAAGGGCGAGTGTTTTTGCCTTAAAAAAAGAAACATCGTCAGGGACATTAATTGCACCAGCTTCGGCAGCTGAATTTATCCCATTAAGAGCCGATCATGGGCAAGAAGCAACGCTAGAAGAAATTGAAACTGATGAACTATTAAATGATATTGGAGCAAGTGAGCCAACGGTAGGAAAAGAAACTCCTAGTGGTTCTCACTCGATGTATATAAAACATTCTGGAGTTGAAGGCCAAGAGCCTGAGGCTGGTTTGTTGATAGAATCTTGCTTAGGCGATAAAACAGTTAATGCCACTGAATACAATACAGTTTCAGGTTCAACAACTACAGTTGTAAACGTTGATACTGGCGAAGGTGCAAGTTTTGAAGAGGGTCAAGCTCTTTTAATAAAAGATGGTACTAATGGCTACAGCATCAGAAACGTTGAATCAATTGCAACCGATGCTTTGACTCTTAATTTTGCAGTAGCAACTGCACCGGGAACGGCAGTTGAATTAGGAAAAGCTATTCTTTATAAACCTGCAGCAAGTGGTCACCCTACTTATTCAGCGTGGCTTTACCATGCAAACGCAGGGGCCAAATCAGCTATTTCTGGGTGCCAAACAAGCTCACTTTCAGTCGAATTACCAGCGGGGCAACCAGTTAGTTGTTCAGTTTCATATGAAGGTACAAGTGCATTTCATAACCCTTTCATAATTGATGCTACTAATAACAAATGTAATATGACCGATGATGTTGGAACAGTTACGGCAACCTTAACAAGCGGTTCATATAAGACACCAGTAGCACTGGCAACTGAAATTGCCACACAGCTAACGGCAGCAAGTTTGGCTTCAGGTGCAGATGCTATCTCTTGTTCTTACGATTCCGTGACAGGTAAATATACTATTGCTAGTGATGGTTCTGTTCTTTCTTTATTATGGAAAACAGGTGTAGCAGGTGCCGATGGTACTGATACGCATTTTGGTACAATTATCGGCTTCAGTGATGCAGCGGATGATGCTAGTGCTTTAACTTATACATCTGACAGTGCAATTGATTTAAGCGCACCGTATACGCCTACTTACGATGATGAAGATGTAATCATTGCTAAGAACGCAGAATTAATGATTGGTTCAGCTACTGAAAACATCTGCAGACAAGCTAATAATATTTCAATCACAATTGATCGACCTAATGCGGATGTTGATGATATTTGTGCAGAAAGTGGCGTTTCTGAAAAGATAGCAGAATCTAGAACTGCAACAATGACAGCGACTTTAATACTTAAACGCTACGAATCATCACTATTTGATAAGCTTTTAAACTCAACTGATGTATCTGTAATGGTTAACGCAGGAAAAAAAGACTCTTCAGGTAACTGGACAGCGGCAAAAAACTTTAACTTCTTTATGCAAAAAGCTAAGATTACATCACATACTGTCGGTGGAGATAGCTACGTAACAGTAGAGCTAAACGCTAAAGGCTTTGTAACAAGTACCAAGAAAGATTGTTACTTGAATTTCATCTAAGAGGTTTAATTGAAAAAAGAATGTGAATTTGGATTTATTGAGTATAAGAAACCGAATCCTTTAGAGGGTTTAGAGTTTTTAGGAAAAATGGGCGTTAACTCCGCTCTGCTTTCTAATTCTCAAGAGTTAATGGACAATGATTTGTTCTATACAGCTCAGGCCATTAAACACATGGAGCCTTTCTTAACTAAAATAAGTTTAAAAGTTGATAAGAAGAAGATTGATACCTACGACAAGGTAGTTAATAGTATTGAGTGTATGACTATTCTTATGGAAATTGCTGGCGAGCTTATGAGCTTCATGCAAGTAGATGAGAAAAAAAAACCTTAGTCACTGACTTGTTAATGTTTCGGGTAAATGAAATGCCCGATGAATCAATAATAAATATAGCTGGTAAGGAAGAATACGAAGAGATGCTCAGGGAGGAGTTTTGGATTCAGAAATACTTACTCATTCAGCAATCTCAAGAGCTCGGTGTAACGTTTCACAAAGACGATTTTACGCTTGTAGAGCTTCAAATGTTTACAAGTATAAAACTAGCCTTAAGAAAAATGCAGGAGAAACCGAGTAATGGCAAATCAAGCTCTAGTTTATGACATTCTAACGGGTAAAAATACCCTTATATCTACATT